TGTTTCCATCATCGTCAAATCTACGAACTGTAATATAGTCCCCTGCTTGGATATCTGTTGTCGTCTTGCAAAAGATTTTCGGTGTGCTCTTCACAGGATTATTATCGACACTCACATCCTTCGGACTCTCTTCTGACACAAACGAGATTCGGCAATCAACATTCGTATATAACGGAGTATCAGGAAGCTCGGTTCCTGTCGTGCCATCTGCGTTGGTAACTTCAATATACCGGGTTATGTCCATCTTATCTGTAAACATCGACGCTATGATTCTTGAAAAATCACTTAATCTCATCACCACAATCTCCTAAACCGATTCAGCTGAGCTTTGTAATTAGTGACGATTGCGTCCAGATTCGCCTGATGACTCTGAAGGATTCTGCTCCTTGCGTTGTGTCGATACTTATCACCGAGTGATATAGAGGTGTCTCCCAACTTAATAGTGGACACATCGCTCGGGTCAACTATTTCTAATACATCGTTCGGAGTTGCGTTGACTTCGTGATTGTAAAGAAGGAGGTCAATGGACATATTGCACCAGGTATATCTGAGTTCGTACGGAACAGCCGGAATAGAACAGTAGTTCTTGATAACCTGTTCGACCTCTTGTAGAGCAGCAAGAATATCTTCGTCTGTAAGTGGTATCTTCTTCTGCTTCTGCCTGATTATTTTAATCAATTCCTGATAGTCCATCGACCTCACTCCCAATTACTTATTTTCGTTACCTTCAGCTGCTTTGATAGCAGCCAAGATATCAGCTTTCTTCTCGACCTTGCTAACATCGATTCCCTTTTCAGCAGTATATGCCTTGAGTTCGTTGACAGTCATCTCATCGAGACTCTTTTTTTCGTCACCTTTTCCCTCAGCTGCTTTAGCCTGCGGAGGTACGAGGACGATAGCACCGGATTTAACCAGGCTATCAACATCCTCATCCGCTACCTGAAAAGGAGTATGAGCAGGGTAGCGAACACCCTTATACTTTACAGCATTGAAAAACTTAACTTCTGCCATATCTCATACCCTCCTTTTCTATTAGTACACGATATTGAACACTTTGTCCATATTTTCAAAGGACGGAAGAACAATTTCGGATACCCAGTTAATGATGTTTACAGGAAGAGCAATCTTCTCAGTGGACACCGCAACACCAGTGTTGACAATACGAACATCGGCAAGAGTGCTACCAGACATAAGGTCTGCCTCTTCCGGAGTAGTACCGTACCAGGTCTTGCCAAGTGTACCGTCAGGAATAAGAGTACAATATCCGGAGGTCGGATAGAAATACTGGTCTGTCTGATGAGTGTCTTTATACATCTTGTCGTACACCACAATCTTCATCTTGATGACACTCTCAACATAGGTCTTAACCTGGTCGTCGGTGACAATAACATTAGCAGCCTGCTGAGCAAGCGGATACATACCAAGTCTAATCTTGGCATTCTGCATGATGTCTAACCAAGTACCGTAGCCAATAATGGCACGAGTAAGGTTGATACCACGTTTAGCAGCATCACGCTTAACATCCAAAATGTCCTGAATAGGATTGGAGTTAGCATGGTCGGACCACCTGTCGGTACCTGTAAGAGTCAGCTTGTTCTTAGACGCCCAAGTACTGTTCGGGTCGTAGTTGTAAGAGTAGTTGACAGCCTGACCGGAATCAGATGCAGAACTGATAGTGAACGAACCTGTGGTCAGGATACCCATGCGCATGATTTCAGGGACGAGCATAGCACCGTCGATAAGAGCCTTTGTATCGTCGAAGATACGAGTGATAATCTGACGAGCGTATGCGTTATTGTTAGCTTCCATAAACATGAGAAGCTGTTGACGATCTTCTTCACCGAGTCTCATTGCCTCACGGAAGAAAGGCATACGAGTGCTCTCCATGGAGACTCCGCCTCTGTCACGAAGCAAAGGCTTCGCATCAAATGCAGAGGGCTGAAGAGCAACCGGAAGGTTGTCGTAGCCTTTAATCCACTCGAGCTTCAATCCCATCTTCTTGTCAGCGGGGAACAAGCCCTCACCGAGAAAAGGAATACGGTTTGACTCAAGTGTCTCGTAATAAGAAGCGAGAGCTTGAGCTGTAATCATATCAAAAATAGATTTAGCCATTGTTCATTCTCCTTCCTTATTAACTCGCTGCCTTATTGACCCGCTGCCGCAACATTAACGATAGTAGTGGCAGTTGCGGGAACATCTCCGGTGCTTGTAGCTGCCGCAAGCGGAACAACTGTCACACTACCTTCAGCAGTAGCCGCTGAGTTTTTAGTGTTGATAGTAACAAACCTACCATCAGGGGACACAGTGATTGACACAACTTCGACCTTAGTTGTATCTTCCCCTGTAATAGTCCAGTTGGTGAGTATGCTCGCTTCTGGTCGGAAAGTAGTTCCTGTAATACCAACAACAATACTATGAGTTTTGTCCTTGGCTTCTCCGTTGGCAATCGTCAACGGGGTTGCAACAAGTGTTACCTCTACCGGTGAAAGAGGTAGAAACTTAATCATGTTCAATGCTGCGATTGCGTTGGCGGACGGGTTTGCAGGAAGTGCTGCTTTCTTGATGAATCCGTGAATGATAATAGTACCAGTACGATCACCGTCGGTAACATCCATGTCACTGAATACAACTCCAATAGCGGTTTGATCATTTGCAGGATAAATTGTGCCTGCCTTGATAATCTTACGACCATCTACAGTAACGGCTGCAGCGTCGTTCTGACTGAATGTATGAGCGACACCTACATAGTGGTCAGGAAAAACAAGAATCTGTTTGCCAGTCGTATAATCCTGATACTTATACTCTACTGCCATTTAAGTTACCTCCTTAAATTATTTGAAATAGGTTTCTGTGGCTTTTTCAGCTGCTGTGGCGCTGCTGAGTTTAAAACCTGCCAGCATTTCGCCAAACAGTTCTGCTTCAGACTTCTTACCACCGTCCTTACCATCATCGCTGCTTTCGAGAGGAGTCTTACCGAATAACCATCCTTGAGGGATACCTTCCGAGTCTTTCTTCTCCGTCTTAAAATAATGAGGTTTGGACTTCTTCAGCTCGTCTAACTGTTCAGTCAAACCTGAGACGATTTTGCCGTCCTTGAAAACAATCTTGGACTGGTCCAGCTTCGGAAGAACATCATCAGGGTCAATAACAGAACTTGCTATATCAAACCTAATGGCAGCCTCTTTTTGAGCCTGTAACAAGTCAGCTTCGAACTTGTCTTTTGCCTCTTTGTTCTGTTTCTCCAGTTCTGCCACCTTAATCTTGAGCTGTTCCGCAGTACCTTTGAAAGTTCCGAGTTCGGCAATTTGCTTGTCTCGTTCGGCTATCTGGGCGGTCAGGTTTTTGCACTTCTCACGTTCTGCTTCGAAAGTCGCCTTCGGTACATAGTTACCATCGATGGCTTTCTTATGCATCTCCATGATTTTAGCTGCCTGCTCCTCTGTGAAGCCTGCTGCGATTAGGGATTCCTTGTTCATTGTGTGTACTCCTTTCAATTACTTCGACTTTTTTCGGTGGGCGTCTCCACCTGTAATTGAATATCTGGAACCTTTCGGTTCAAATATATTATAGTATGTTTAGAGCCATCTGTAAAGAGTTTCCTCTAAATATTTACTCGTCTCTTGAATATTTTTCTTGAAACTTTAGTAATTTAGCCCTCTGTTCCTTAGGGACATATTTTTTAATCCACTCTTCTTGGGTCATGCGTCTTGGAACTTTGATATTATTGCCTCTCTCGTCTTTGGCAATTCTATCTAAAGTATCATCGTCCTCGAAATAGGGAATGGTAGTAGAACGACAGTTGACATGCATTGGAGGATAGTTGACATTGACTTTAGCCTGTGACACCTTTCCGATGAATCCGTCCATACCACGACAGATTTCAGATGTTCTCATATCTAGAGTAGCGAGGAACTGATACTTCTCTATTCCACACATTTTATAGACATCAAGAGTGGCTTGATTGCAAAGATAATTGATTTCCGTCCTTGCAAGAGCCCTTCCTCGATTTTTAGATACATTGAGTTCTTTCGCTAACATATCTCCGAGAGTTGTGGAATTAAGACCCATTGAAAATGACCGAGGAAGAATGGTTTGTATCGCTCGTATGAGCTTTGCTTTATCATTCCATATTGAGTCACTATAATTTTGTCCATTCCATCTCTCTTTGATAGCTCTTTCGATACCTGTCTTGTCCACCGTCGCAAAGTTAACAGAAACCTCAATACCTTGTGCTACATTATAATAGGCAGTATAATACCCTGCCATATAATTTGTAGCCATAAGGTCTGACATCCATTGATATTGTTTGTTCTTTAACTTTTCAATTTCGTGCCGGATAGAAGCTTCCAGTGATTCAAGACGAGTGATGTAAACTTTCTTTCCGAGCTCCTGCAGATACTGCTTGTATTCTGCAGAGTACCCATTTTCAGATGCAATAGAATACCACTCCTTAAGCAGCGTCTCAAAACTCTTCTTTTCAGCAAGAGTTAGTCTGCGACGAGCTTCTGCATACGGTATCTTATTGTCTTTGGCGTACTTCTGAAAGAAAGAATCAATCTCTTTGCGGATTTCGATTAAAGCAAGTTCATATGCTTCAAGCAGCATCTGCTCATATTCCAGGACGGAGCGTTCAGACGCGAGTGTCGCATTTGTCATTCGTTTTTCCCAATAATCTCTACCTCGCATTTAATTTCCTCCTATACCTTCGGCGCCCTTTGACCCTGTGCCGGCTCATCTATCTTTTCACCGTATTCGGACTCAAGGTCAAGAATATCACCCTGCTCTTCTCGGAGTCTCTTTAATTCCTTATCAGCATTCATAACCCAAGGATGATTAGCAGCAATAGTGCGCCCAGAGATGAGTCCAGCACTGGTAAAGCAGTTCTGAATTGTCTCAGTCTCATTGATAATGACATCTGTGTTGAAGATAATGCTGTAGCTGACATCTGTGAAATCGCCTTTGCCACGAGCGATAAGGTCCTGCTGAATGAACCAGATAAGCAACATCAGTGACCACTCACATTCACTACCCCAATCGACACAGTCCATATCCAGGTCAGCGTAGAGGAAACGGAGTGCAACACCTGATGTATCTCTGATATCTTTATCAGCAGTGTTGACACCTTGTCCGAATTCATAAATGTCTTCACGCAGACGCTGCAAGTGCTTGTCTACTTCTTCTATATTAAGAGGAGTTTCTAGTGTACGAGCGTCACCGTCACCTTGTACGAAGATTGTGCGGTACTGATTCTTATTGTGGACGAACTCTTCTTTAGACGCACCGTCGTAGTTCTTTACCACTGTAATGGAGTTAGGGAAGTCGTCTATATTATCAGCAATTCCGCTCGTCTTCTTATCGTAATCATCAATAAGAGATTTAATACGAACCAACAAACTTTGTTCGTCAGGGTCATACTTAAAAGGAATAAATGGAATTTTTGCCCACATGACGCCAATTTCTTGTTCTTTTCCGTCCTCTCCTGCACTTTTTAATGAGAAATTGGCGGAGCGAAAACCTTTTTCTTCATCTGGAATAAGAACGCCGTCATCGTTGTACTTATAATGGTAAACAGCCTCTTTGGTATAGTAGTCAACGAACGTCAACAGCTTCTTACGACCCATGGTGTATTGTTCTACCGTGTACTTCCGGATGACTGCATCAAGTTCTGTATGGTCGCTGTCTGCCCAAAGAGGAATAACCTCTTCTGGAGCACAACGCATGAATTTGAGTTTTCCTTCCTCATTATAATATACATGAATCCAGCCTATACCCTTAACGATGGAATCACGACCAACATTCTTAATGAGTTTGTAAAATTCCTTTCCGAAATATTCCTGGACGAGTTTGAACATCTCTTCTGCTCTAACATCGTCTTCCTTATTTGCACTCAATGTAAAAGGCTTACCGAGCATATATGCAATCTTTTGCCGAGTAAGCTTCTTCATAAAGTTGTGACACAGCTTGTTATTTGTAAGAACTTTTGATTCCATGAGAACAGGATTGTTTTGAGCGTCTTTGCCGATGACATATCTCTTTTTCTGCAGGATATCATTTTCATTCTTATAATATCTCCAAGCGATGTCCATATATTTTCTGAATTCACTGTTTTCAAATTCAGAAATGACCGACGTTAGAAAGGCGGTCTGTTCTCTTCCTTGAGGAGAATCATCTGCAATTTGTTTTGAGATAATCTCCGTTTGAGTCTGTCCAATCCAGAACATTATTCACCCCTCCTGCAATTCAGCACCACTAACAATGAAATATCTATAGTCGTTATAGACCTATCCTCTTTCGATTATTCAATACTATTATAGCAGAAGTCACTCGGTCTGTAAAGAGTTTTGAAAAAATATCTCTTAAAAACTGAAATTACTTTGTCCGATTTTTTCGCACGCATACCGAAGGGCGTCCATTAAATGGTTATAATCATCTATCGGTTGATTGAGAACTCTTCCGTCCTTATCCTTGTCCCAGACATAGTTATTTAGCTCTACAATAGTATTTGTGCATCTGGGGTGAACATAGATATGATAATCTTGAAGTTTCTGAATACCAGCACGAACAGAGTCAGCACCCTTCTTCGCAGGACGAATTCTTTGGATACCTGCTTGACGAAGCTCTTCAATAGATTTAGGTTCAGAACTATCCGCGATAATAAGACATTTATCATAGCCCTTCTCTTTCAGCTTGTTTGCTATTTCGAGATTTGTCATCCTGTACCCATATATTTCGTCGAAGATAAAGATTTCCCTCGTTTTCTCATTTGCCATGCACGCAATGAAGCCTGTCGGATCATTAGAGAAGCCCCAGTCAAGACCATATAGTTCTTGATAGATAGGTCTATCTGCTTTATCAGTCATCGAACGAAGCTCTTCAATATCAAAGTCGAGTTCTTCCCAGTTATTATAAACAAGACCCTCTGCGATACCCCAATTTCCAAGACCTTCAATTTCATATCGACGAGGGTTTTTAATTTTCATCTCTTCAAATACTTCTAGGTCGGCAGCATCTAAGAATTCATTACACATATAATTAGTGGTGAGGCAAAGTATGTTTTTTCTTTCACCTCGTTCGTAAGCGTCAAAGAATCTCTTCTTAATCCAAATATTCTCCGACCACGGGTTGAAGGTGAAGGTAATTTGTTTGAAATATCCAGGAGGTACAGAACCTCTGATAGAAAGGTCGAGTTTATTGAACTCTTCTTCATCCGTAATCTGGAATGCTTCCTCAATCCACACCCAGCATAAGTGGCCAGTTTCTACAGTAATAGAGGTAATACTTTGAGGGTCATCAAAACCTCTGAATAGAATCTTCTGCCCGGTGGGGAGGTAGGTGAGCTCTAGAGGGTTCATTGTAGCTTTCCAGGCGCTTTTTACTTCAAACTGATTAATTGCCCATTTCAGCTGAGCAAAGGTACTATCACGATGAGTATTAAAATACCGGCGGATAACAACAGCATTGGCGAGAGGATATTTCATCATATTATAAATAAGCCACAACGCCATCGTACAGCTCTTTTTACTACCACGCCCGCCCTTAACAAGACGATATCTACCTTTAAAGTTCCAAAATTCTCTATATCCGCCACCTATTAGTTCAGGTAGGTAGATTTTCTTCACTATTCATTACCTCCTATCTTCTAATTATTTCAACTTCAGGAAACTTATTCTGATTTACTTTTATTCTACTATAATATTCTACTATAATTAGAGCCATCTGTAAAGGCTCTATTGAGACATTCGATAAATCATTTAGAGCCGAGTCGAGTATTACTCGGTTCTAATTACTCGGTTCGAGACCTTCTTTATAGTGCGAGAAAAAATTTTCGACTCGGCCTTTATTGGCGAGAATGCTGTGAGAGTGGCCATCTAATGGCCTCCGCCTCGCATCCCGGACCCACCCCGGGGTACGATATCTCGTAGTATATGGCTCAGTCTCGTACTATATCTCGTATCGGTACTATATATAGGTAGTATTACCAC